ATTGATGGGGCTGACATACCTCTGTCAGTGATTTGTTCCCGGATTTTTTGAAATTTATTGTTTAACTAAAATATTGATACGTTATGTGTGCAGAAGAAAAAGTTTCGTTATATAATACGATGAAACAGAAGATTGCAGAGTTTCAGGAGAGAACAGGAGGTCATGAGCCATCAGTGATAATTGTTACTCCGCTGTTCTGGTATAACTTCGTTGATGAATTTCTCAGGACAAAAGGGCCTATCACTCCAGTAACGGAAGTTACTTATCCACAGAATTCGTTTCGTGGGTATAAAATTGTTCGTAGTGATGATATCCAGGATGGGGAGATACTTGTTTATTAAAAAACAGTATCTTTGTTTGACAATCGATTGTTGAATTAAAACTATTATCACATGACAAAGAAAAAGGATCCCGTTGATCTGAAAAAGAACGTGGAAGAACTTCTTAAAAAAGGTTCTATAGAACTTGAAAGTCCTGAAGAACCAAAAAGTCCTAAAGAACAAAAGAAGAAAGTTTCTGCAGGAGAAAGAAAACTAAAAACAAGTGCTCTTGTGCAGCCTGTACGAAGGGTAGTCGTTAATTCTTTCGGAAATATCTAAATCAGTAGTGAGCCCCGGGTCTGGGATATGTCCCGGGGTTAATTTTTTATATTTTGTTACACTAAAATTAATAGTTATGAATATCAGTCATTTTAAACTCATCAATGATGGGTTTGTAGGGATAGAAGTCGAAGCTATCGAATCAATACTTCAGACAACACCAACAGGAACCATAACAATCCAGGATAAGGTAAGCCGTAAACGGCCTTATCCAATCCCTGACTTTATCCGTGAGAAAGTACAGAAGTTAAAATACTTCTATCTAAATCTCACCAGCCATTGGGTTGCTCCATTCAATAAGTTCTTTGACATGGAGAAATACGAGATCATAGAACTCCCAAAAGATATCGAAGTTCCGAAAGGATTTCTTCTTCTGCAGTCAATCATGAATCATACTAAGATCACTGGCGTTACTGTCAGGGATGCCGGATTTTGTATCACAGGAACAATTGAGACTGTTGAAAACAAGAAGATAGGTATTTCAACCCCATTTGTCACAGAAGAGGATGACGTGTCATTCTATATCGAGGCCATGGATAAAATAAACGATATCATCCATGATATTTCGAAACTTCTCAGATCAACTACTGCTATTGAATTTAACGGACCATCTGTAGCCCGGGCAATAGGTATCAAATCAGAGTCAACAAAGGATCTTAGTAAACAGGAACTAATTGATCTGGTTATAAATGGTCTTCAGGACCGCGGTGCCATCATACTTGAATCAGGAATATCAAATGCAGATGTTATAGAAAGCAGTGAAGAAAAAACGACTCTTCATACAGGAAATGGATCTATTGACTCCCATAATATGCCGGAAGCTAATATCCAGAAAGAAGGAGTGGAAGAAAATGAAGATGAGAAAGCATCAATAACTAAGACTCCTGAAAAGAAAAATATTGGGAAAGGAACTCTTGTTTCAGATAAAAAATTTCCTATCCTTGATGACCGTCCGGTATATGTCCAGCATAGGGATTCCGCAAAAGTTCCAGAAGGTGGAAGTCTCGAAGATTATGAACATTCAGAAAATCTTGGTATTCCACGCGAAGAACCTCTTCTTGAAACAATAGAAGATGAAGATAATGGTGATGATAATCCAGATTCGATACAAAATCAAAAAACAGATTGGTAATTAATATGTTTGCCCAGGATGAGATACGATTCAATCCTGCCACACATCAGTACTTCAATAAAGAGAATGTTGAATATACAAGTGTGACCAGGTTATTGAAAGGACTGCAGATTCCTTTTGATCGTGAAGGTATGTCTACCAGGATGGCTCAGTCAATTGCAGCAGATACAGGAATTCCTTTTGAACAGGCAAAAAGAGAACTATTATCCGAATGGGAAGAAAAGAAGAATAGTAGTATAGTTAAAGGTGATTATGTTCATGATGGTCTTGAAAAATATACTCTTACCGGAGAAGTTGTGGAAGCTATGGAGAAACCGGTTGCATTCCTACAGAACTTACTAAAAGAATATTATAGGTTTTATCCGGAAGTAATCCTTCATTCTCATAAGTATAAGATTGCCGGAAGATCAGATCTGGTCCTTCAAAGACAGAAAAATAAATCTCCAGTATTTGATATTACTGATTACAAAACAAATGAATCAAAAGGAATATGTTTTGATAGTATTAGCAGAAAAGATGGAGTAAAACATTTCAATAAATTTCTTCTTCCGCCTTTTGATTATCTCGAGGACTGTAACTATGTGATTTACTCTCTACAGCTCAGTATCTATGCATTTATGATTATGGAACGATATGGTCATCGGATAGGTAAGTTATCACTTATCTATTTCGATAACCAATTCAATCCATTTCCTATTCCGATTCCATTCATGTATCAGGAAGCAAAAATGATCTGTGAGATGAATATTGAGAGAAAGAAACTTCCGGAAATTCATGAATCAGAATATATAAATGTTACCGGAGTAAGAAATAGTTTTAATGTCAACAAATTTAAAGACGACTGGGACTAATGAAAGCAAATGAATTAAGGATCGGAAATCTAGTTTATAATAAATGGGTTGAAAATGGGAATGAGTTACATAAAGATGAACGTAAAGTTTCAGGATATGATTTAGAATGTCTTGAATGTAATGGGTGTTTTTATCAAGAGGGTGTAGCAGAACCTATTCCATTAACCGAAGAATGGCTTCTGAAGTTCGGGTTTAAGCGTATTGATATGATGTTTGAAAATATACCTATGCTTTATTGGCGGGAAAATGATATTATTGTTAATGCTGATCGTAGTATAGATTTATTCACCGACAAAGAAGTAAGATTAAATATACGTTGTGAATACGTTCACCAACTTCAGAACCTCTATTTTGCGCTTACAGGAAACGAACTTGAAATAAAATAATGGCAATATTCAAAGTTGACAGAAACTTTACTATCATACTTAATCCGGAAGCAGTAAAACTTTGTCCGGAACTTTCTGTTCTTACCCAGGATGAACTACTATTTGTTATTCTTGTCGAAGATTATGAAGACAGTCCATTTCGTAACAAACCAGCAGAAGAACGTTGGTCCATGGCCATCAAAAAAGTCTTTGGCAATAAAGAAATAAACCTTGAAACACAGAAGATAAAAACTGCAAGAAAAGTTTATAAATCGCTTGTATTTGATATTCGCCGGGAAACACTTGATGTCTACAGGAAGAAGATTGCATTGTATCACAAAGAACTTCTTGCAGAGAATATCGAGTTTAAAAGAATGAAAGAACTTGATACTACAATTCAGTATCTCGAGGATAGGATCAATTCAATGGAAGTAAGTTTGAAGGCAGATGAATCGGTTAATCTTCGATTGAAGGGTGATCGGCAGTTATCGTATATTGAGATCTGGCAACAACGACAGAAAGAGTTTCGTAAATACAATCAGGGATGATATTTATAGGACCAATTGAATTAGTACAGGCTGAATTAGATAAATATATTAAAGCAAAAAAAAAATCTAAAGAGGCATATGAGGCAAACAAAATCTCATCGAGTTTGCATTCTGAACATGTAAAAAATCTTGAATCAAAAATAGATATTTATTCCAGGGCACTTTATATACTTAAAAAAGATTTGGAATGATCCAGAAAGCCTATGTGCCTATTATCAAGTCACACGGATTTCATCCTAATCCTGTAGCTGGTAATATTCCAATATTTGCAGATTCAATAACCAATCCTAAAGTTATCGGTACCACAGCATATAATGATTTTTGGGATGAACAGATTGATCGATGTATAAATGGTTATGATACGGCTGGGATCCATATTCCCGGCCGTTATTATTTCTACCTTAACTTTGTCATTCTAAAAGGTCTTTATGGGCCACAGTATCCATTTTATATTGATCTGGACCTGGAATACCATAACCTTGTCGTGTGGGTTAAGAAGAATCGCAAGATGGGTATAGTATCCGTTAAAGCAAGACGTAAGGGATTATCTGAAAAAGCTCAGGCAATACTTGCTCATGGTCTTCGGTTCATTGAGGGATATCGTGGAGCTATCACAGCTGGCATAGANACATACACTACCGGTCTTCGTAATAAGTTTGATGCAACACAGAATAGTATCATAAAGGATCTTCGACTGAATATTCTTGTCGATAACGAAAAACAATATAAGATTGGCTATGAAGTAAAAGATCCGGTTGGAGGATATATTGAGTCTGGTTACGGCGGCATTCTTTCCTTTGAAACAATGTATGATGATCCCACTAAACTTGAAGGAGAATACTTTCATGATGTGATACTTGAAGAGTCTGGAAGATATAAACACTGCGGAGCAACAGTTTCATCTATAAAACCAGCGTTAGAGTTTGGTAGTCAGATGATTGGGACATTTTACATCTACGGTACCGGAGGAAATATTTTATCTACATCAAAGGATTTCAAAGACTTCTGGGATAATGCCGAAACTTATGGTCTTGAAAGATTCTGGGTTCCTGGTACTCGTCTTTATTATCCATTCTTTGGAAATAAACTTGAAGAGTTTATAACTGATCCAGATAGTGGAGTGCAGTTTGATTCCATTCCAAATCTCAGAAATCTTTCTAAGGAACAAAGGACAGGTGTTGAAGATATAAAAGCAGCTGAAGAATATATTCTGAAAAAAAGAATTGAATATTCAAAACTTCCTAACAAGAAAAAATTAAAAGAACACAACCAGGCATATCCTCTTACTGTTGAAGAAGCCTTTACTTCAGGAGGGTCAAATAACTTCAATGACGAGAAGATCTATGATAAGTTATTCCAGATAGAAGGAGACCCAAATAACTACCGCCCGGTTATACTTGAATGGGTTACTGATTCCAGAGGACAGAACATCGCAGATCTTGGTTTTGAACTTCGTGTTAAATGCCGACCGGCAACTAAAGATGATCCGGACTGGAAGATAGGATACGAATACCAGGGGCCCATGCCAGATTACTATGATCTTGATGTAGGAGGCATTGACGGATACAATCAGGACATTACCCAGGTATCTACTTCTCTTGGCGCCATGACTGTTTTACGGCAGGGTAATAAAGTTAATCTTGTTGATAAAGGAATACATAAAGGATTGTATCCAGTCTTTCTTTATTACAAACGTCCACCACGTAAAGAAGAGTTTTTCGACATGTGTTTGAAGATTTCCGTTTACTATCGGTTAAAAAAGAATACGATGGTAAATGCCGAACAGGATTTTGTCATTGACTATTTTATAAAGAACGGTGGAACCAATTATCTTTCAATACGTCCAAAGTCTTTTGATGCACCAAAGACAAAGCAGGTACATAAGTATGGTGCTAAGATGACAGGCTTTTCAAAAGAGATGATACTTGGTGTTGTTCAGACATGGGTTGAAAATTATGTTGACCTATGTCATTTTCCTGAGATGCTTCGTGATCTGCTTGCTTATGATGAGGAATACATTGGAACTGACTGGGATTCTGTAGATGCTCTTGCATACGCTATCATGAGGGTAGAGGACATGAAAACCCGTCCACGAAAGTCTGATGATTTCGGTGAAGTAAATACTGATCCTGAATGGATTGTTAATAAAAATGGGAATATCGTTCTAAAGAACGAAATGAAAGAAGAGGTAAAAACTACAGAAGAGAAAAATGAGGTTTTTAATAAATGGGTATCTCTTGACTATCAGCGTCCTAAGAAAAAAGACGAGTTCGATTAAAATAATAATACAGGA